TTAAATTCCTTGATATTTTTTCCGCCTCTATGCAGTCCAATATCTCTGCTATAAAAAATGAAGGCTGGGACATATAAGTAAAATAATCCCAGCCCATTTCCCTGCAAATAAAATATCTTGTGTATTCGTCCGATAGGAACTCGCCTTTTTCGGGAAACATCAAGGCTCTAATTATTTTGCCTCTGTTTGTTTTTTTTTAGTCGTTTCGTTTATGGCGTTCGTAACCACCGTGCCGTCAATTTCGTCCAAAAAATCTCTAATTGATTTTTCCGTAGCCTCGTATTCTTTTCCGTCAATATCTATCAACTTTACTATTGCCATTTCCCTTGCTACGCTGTCGGCGCTAGTAAGTTTATCAAAATCGAACTCCATATTGTTGAACGCATCTCCTCCATTATCCTTTCCCATTTTTCCCAAATCCTCTCCTCTTATCTTTTTACCCTCTAGCATAAGTGCGCTTAACTTTTCAATTTCGTATTTTGAAAAATAAGATACTATTTCTACTTTCTTGCCACTAGGCAAATCAATTATTTTTGTCGGTCTTTTATATTCCCCTTGCATATAATTTTATCTTAAATTAATTAATAACTTGCAGCAGCCGTTGAATTTATCAAAGTAATGTCCAGCGCTTTTGCATCTCCGTTGTCATATTCAACATAATAATCAGTTTCGTCATAGACATATTCTCCGCTTTTCAATTTGTTGTCGGCTTTCTTTGCTTTAATGTTATACAGAATTATTGTCAACGAACTGTAATAAGTCGTCGCAATATTATCTCCCGTGAATTTTATAACACAAGCCTTTTTAGCAATGTCATTATATTGCTGTAAGTCAGCAGCGTTTTCAAAAAGTTTTTTTGTCGTAAATTCCGCATCTCCAATTCCTGAAATAACCAACGGGTCATTTTTTCCGGAAGCATTTCTTTGTACCGTTCCTCTTTCGATTGTCAATTTGAAATCGTCAAGCGGTGTAGCCAAAGAGTATGAAGCAACATTCGCCAAAGCAGCCGTATCGTCCGCTCCAAATCCTACCAGACACTGTCCTAGCTTGAATGGGCGCTTTATTGAAGCGTAGCTAGGTGTTTGCCCTTTCAGCGTAATCAACGCCCCTGCCGAGGCTGTAATCGTTGTGGAAGCCATTGTGATACTCTTGTTTCCTGCTACTATGGTCGCCACCGTTACATCAGTTGCAACACCAGATTCCCAAACCTGAATAACATCGGTCGCAACCAATCCAAAGCAAGGCTCTGGGTCGTATTGTTCGTCAAAAACAACTTCCACCATTCCAGCACCAGTCAAAGCAGTTTTCAAAGTTCCATAATTGAATTTGTATTTGGCAACTATCTCCGCCTCTGCCACCAAATTTCCATTCTCAAAAGAAAATACAAGTTTATCTATTCGGCAACCAACATATCTATGAACCGCATTGCCTTTTAAAACTTCTATCGTGTAATAGTTCGGGGTGTCAACTGTGAACGGGTGAGTAAATCCAACTGGCGCCGATCCGCTTGTCGTTCCTATCTTCATTGCCATATTCAGCAAATGACCAATGTTGTCAGGGTCGGCAAGTATCTTAATTTTTCCCCCGTGCTTTCTTTGCCCCTGTAAAATCAAATTGCTTTTCCATTCTATTCCTACAATTTGCTTTACCCTCTCATTGTTTAAGTCCGTGCTTAAATCTTCTTCAATAACTGGCAAAAACACGCTCGGTTTTACGGCTGTGTTTTCATCGGTTTGAAGCCCTATTGCTACATACCCCTTGTCTGATAGATAATTCATATTTTTTACTTAATTATTTATTATCCTTTTTTTCTTCCCCTACAAGAATAAAGTTTGAATTATTAAAATATCCCTCGACCTCTACTATTTCCCCTGCCTTGACAATTCCAATTCCCGGAATAGTCAAATCTTGCTTCGTAGTATTTTTATACTTTTTCCCCTTTGTTTCTTTTGTCATATTTTTTAAATTTAATGCCTATTAATAAAATCTCTAATTCGTATTGTGAACTCCGCAAATATAAATGGCTCTTCTATAAGTATATCATAAAAATTGACAGGAAGCACCTCTATTTTTTGGCAAGAGCCTCCCAAGTCCTGATCCTCGTCAAAAGCCTCCATAACTTTATCAACCGTAGTGTCCAGAATAAGCTCTGCATCTTTTCTCTCTGTCAATGAATCGTCGAAATTATAAATCAATAAAAGTGTGTATTCCCAAATCCTTTCTGTCTTGTGAGTATCTGCAACTTCTCCACTTCCAGCCTTTTTATAAAATTCCGCAGTCGGATATCCCTCGAAATCTTTTTTATATCCGTATCGGACTTCCTTAAATAACAAAACACCAGTCGATTCTTCCAGCGCTTCGAGCTTTGCTTTTAACAATGGCGTGTATGTTGCGAACCTCGACATATTATTTCATTTCCTTAGTTAAATTTGTTAATAACTTTTGCATTTCTTCCCTGATCCTGTCTTTGGCAGCGTTGTAGCCTCTCTGCATAAACTTCCAGTCGCCTATCGTGTGCCGTGCTTTTCTTTCGTGGACATAAATTGCATATTCAGTATGCGGACTAATTACTACGTGGGGTTGTGTTCTTAATGCCAACGAACTCGAAACACTAATACTATCTCTTAATCTTCCCGTTGCTACTGGCGTTCTCAATTTCGATTCTCTTTCTACTAAATATCCAGCCCTCATCAAAGCATCGTTTGTCATTTTCTGAACTTTGGCAGGAAGTCCAGCCCACCTTGCCTGTAATGCTTTTAATCCTCGTATTTCAACTTTTATTTGCATATTATTGCTTTGCTAGTATCGCTTCAAAATGCGGATTCGCTCCAAAGTTGAAATCCTTGATTGACTTGACTGTATAATTCTCATTCAGAATAACAACTCTGTCCGCAGTTTTTAAATCAATCCTAGTCGTAAATAATCTATAAAGCTGTCCTAGTCTGTCGTTTCCAATCATTTCTTTTTCTCCGAAAGGTTGCAACATTCCCATTTGAGTCGACAAATTTATCTGATAATCTTTTTTATTAGTAGTGCCGATAACTTCGAGCCTGTATGTATCAAATTCAGTTGTAAGCATTGAACTAAACGACATCGTGTTTTGTAAAATTACCAATTATATCTTTTACTTTTTCTACATCTTGCTGTTTGTCCTCTCGATAGCTCACTGAGTAATCCCCAATGGTTTCACTTTTTATTTCTCCGTCCGATTCGTTGCTGAAATTCATAATCAATGAAGCCAAGACTGTCGCAGCGAATTTTATTTGCGCCGGAACGGCTACTGAATATCCCCACTTCGCTGTAATTTTTACATTCCTCATTCCTTTCAAGAAAAGCATTGAAGATGTGTATTTTAAAATCATTTTTCTAATCGGAAAATTATTATAAGGATAAATTTCAAAGTCCACTCCCTCAACCATTGTATATTGCAAATCTCCGTTTGAATCATAAACCAAAACTTCCGTGATATCTACATTTTCGTCAACCACCATTTCTTCCTGACCGCTTCCGTCAAACCACCGCGCAGAAGCAACTGAATCAGCTATAAAACTTCTTTCAGTTTCCTTGTCAATTATTCCCTCGGCAACTTCTATCCATTCGTCGATTTGAGTGTCAAAACTTGCATCAATTTCCGTGAGGTTATAATTTACAATATCGGTTTTATCGCAATATCCTTTTTTTGCCATATGTTTAGAATTTCCTTATGTAGGGACTTAACTTCCTACTATAAGGACTTACCTTTCTAGTATAAATCTTAATTAGTATTTTCGCAATAGAATCAACTGCCTGTCCAGTGTCGCTAATTTGAATTTGCCCTAGCATATTTATTATTTCTGTTGCCGTTGCCGTATCAGTAATTTCCACCCCAGCCAAAATATTTGCAACCTCTGTCGCCAAGGCGGAATCCGTAATCGTCAACTGGCTCAATACTGAAAGTAAATCTTCCGCCGTCGCATTATCTAAAACCTGAATAACATTAAAAACTCCTATAAATGTTTCCAATCCTGATCCGTCGTCGCTAATCTGAACCTGACTTAAAATATCCAGAACGTCTGAACTAGCACCCGTATCTTTTATCTCTATATTCGCCAAAATATTCAAAGTATCAACCACTACTGCGCTATCGCTTATATTCATTGAGGATAAAATAGCAACTAACTCTGTCGCCACTCCGCTATCTAAAACACTAATATTATTAAATAGTGAAATAACCTCTGCGCCCGTCATAGTTTCTGCTATTCCAACCTCGCTAAAAATTCCAACTACCTCCGCACCATTTCCACTATCTGAAATTTGGATATTATTTAAAATAGATATTACATCATTTCCACTTGCCGTTTCAGAAATTCCCAATGTATTTAAAATAGATATTATTTCCGAAACGCTTCCGCCGTCCGTAATATTTATCTGTCTTAAAATATTTAGCAATTCCGCTCCACTCGCTGTATCTGAAATTCCTATTTGTCCAAGAATATTTATAATATCCACTCCCGCTCCCACATCACTTGTGCTAATGCTATTTAATAATTCAACCGTTTCTGAAAAAGTTCCTAAGTCAGAAATACTAACCTGTGAAATAATAGTCAAAACCTCCAAAGCCGTTGCCGTATCGGTAATGTCCAATAGTGCTAATAATTCTTTTATACTATCCGCCCCCGATCCCGTATCTGATATTGATATTCCGGAAAGTATCGACAAAACGTCTGCGCCACTTCCACTTTCCTGTAAAGTTAATAAAGCTGTAATAGCAATATTTTCATCTCCTTGTCCCGTGTCCTGAATTAACATAGAAGCTAGGTTTGAAATTGCATCAGAACCATTTCCTGAATCTGTTTCTGAAATTGAATTTAATAGTGCAGGAGAAGAATCAGCGCCACTTCCCGAATCTGTTTCTGAAATTGAATTTAATAGTGCAGGAGAAGAATCAGCGCCACTTCCCGAATCTAATACTGCCTTATGGTCTACAAATAATTCTAAAATTTCTTCAGCTGAAAGCGCCTTTCCGTTTATAAGGAATACATCATCAAGAGAACCAGTGAGGAAAGTTTGGTTTGTTCCACTTCTGTTTTCACATCCGACTCTGACATAATTGGTAGCGGCGTAAGCGGGAGCATTAGCCCAAGCAACTGGTGTAGCGTCAGGTACTCCATCAACATACAGTCTCAAATAACTCCCGTCCCAAGTTGCGACAACAAAGTGCCAATTTCCATCAGCTATGTTAGTTGCACCACTTATAGCTTTATAATCTGTTCCTAATGTTGTCCCTGTGTTTTTCCCAGAATGAAATACGACTAATCCAATATCTAATGCAATTGCTAAAAGTATCCCTGCTCTATTTGTATTCCTTGAATAACTTTGAAAAATAAACCCAGGTGACGTAGTTTTCACCCA